CCCTAAGGACCTTCGGTTGACTTTAGGTGGGCTTTAGGTACCCCGTATGGGGGGAACTTTGGGTCCGTACACTGTGAGATAGTCACTCAGATTTTTATGGTATATTTTAAAGGACCCTCTAGGAACTCCCTAGGCCCTCTCTAGGACTCTCTTTAGGTGACACTGATAGGATGGCCTATCTTTAGGTATAGACCTTAGGATAGACCATTAGAGGCTCTTTATGGATATACTTTAGGACTTGACTCTATAGGGATGAAGTGGTGTGATGCAATCATACCGCTGAATCCCTCGGTGAGCCATCAGTCTGTTATGAAGACCTTAATCAACACAAGTAAGTAAAGAGCAAACGGTAGACTCCAATGAACTGAGGTCTCCATTAAGAACTGCGTAACCAAGGGCAGCACAAAGTACCATAAGAAAGCGGTAGGTGACTCTATGCCGCAGTAGGTTCAACAATAAGCGGAACATGAGTCTCCTCCTTTATGTTGGTCTTTAAGTTAAGGTGATATTAATACAATATAATCACCATTCTTAGAGGTCACTTTAGGTACACTACTATGCATACTTTATGCACTCTATAAGTATTCATTCAGTATCTATATAGTAACCTTTCGTCCCTCCTCTCCCTATAGTGAGTCGTATTAATTTATCATGTCTTTTCAGTAACTTAAGGAACTGACCATCCGTGGTCTATAGTGCATCCCTATGCAGTCTCAATGCATAAATCACCACTCAATGAAAGACGTACCGTAACCCTCATCGTCCTCAGAGTACACATCAACTCCTCCCACAGACATCTCAATGATGTGCGTGGCAGCTACTGTAGGACGCATCATGTGTTCCTCAAGGAAGTCAGCAAGTACTTCACCCTCGACCTTAATGGAATCCAACTGCATGGACTCACGGAGATACTCAATGCCTAACGCAAGGGCATCCAATCGGTCATCATGAGCCAGAGCGCCTTTCTCACGGGTGATACGGGTCATCTGGTAGAACAGTGAGTACTTAACGTCATGCTTACCGTCTACGTCACGAGCGGACTGGTAGTCGGCCCGAATGACCTCATCACGAATGACAAGGCGGTGAGTCTGCATGACTGGCTCAAGGGTATCACAAATACGCATCTCCTTCATACCACGAGCGCGAATCTCTTCCATTGCACAGTTGTGGTGTTTAAGAAGGATAGGACTGAACACCTTACCAAACATACCGTCACCGAAGTTACTCTCATAGACAACCGTCTGGACTCCCCACTGCTTGGCCTTCTTAGCGAGCAACTCAAGGGTCTTATCGGAGTAACCATCACGGAAACCTCCAGCTTCCATAAGGTAGATATAACCGTTCAGGGTGTACAGCACAGCGTAACCTGTTTCGTCCTTACCGCGACCACTAGGGTCAATGACCAGAATCTTCTGTTGATACTGACCAGAGTTGTTGGAGCAATCGTGATACGTATGAAGGTCATCACCCTTAAGGCCAACGTTAGGAAGGTCCTCAATGATGTTCTGACGGTTCGGAAGCCACTGGTAATGCATTGGGGCCTTCTCTAAGTCTAAGGCCGCTACGATAGCGTCACGGAGCCTCAGAGGGTACTTCTCGGCATCACTCAGGTTCGGGTTAAGCATGAACTGTAGTGTGAAGCCAGCCTTGCCGTATTCCAACTCACGCTCACGGAGGTCATCACGGTCAAAGCGAACAGGGTCTGTAGGAGTCCCAGCGAGGGCCTCAGGGTTCTCATCATACTCAGCGCGTAACATAGGAGCAAGACGCTGTGAGTAATAGAGGTTCTCTTCACGCGTCCTTGGGTACAGGGCAGGCCAGATAATGGTTGTGTACCCACGGTTATCCTCAAGTTCCTTATAGAGAGTCATCTCTGTCTGAGGTGTACCAAGGTAGATAACGCGAGAGGAAGGCAGCGGTTTAAGTAACGCAGCGAACTCCTGAACGAGAGTCCATAGCTTCTCACGGGCACCCATAGTTGCACTGTTAGACGGAATCTCAACGTCATCCGCAATGATAATGTCAGCACGGCTACCAGTTAACTGACCAGTGATACCTACTGATTTCACACTAGGAGAGTGGTCAGGGTTAGCCGGACCTACATCAAAGCTGATTACAGAATCACGCTGTCCGGGTCTTGGCTTTAGCTCAGCTAGGAACGGGAGCAGGTCAATGATGTTCTTAATAAAGATGGAGTTAGCGTCTGCACGTTCCTTAGAGGCTGATACGATAAGTATCTTCAACTGAGGGTCTCTCCATAAGGACCACACAACGAACGCACACGTGATGAACGACTTACCGATACCACGGAAAGCCTGTAGGATGAACTTCTTGTTGTCTCCATTCGCCAGTACCTTAGCCATATCAATCTGACACTTGGTGGGTACCGGAAGGTTTAACGCCTTCCATAAGACGAACAGGAACGCCACGAAGTCTCCTTTCAGTTGCGCCACTACGAGCGCATTACGATTGGATTGAGTAGACACATTGCCTCCTTACTTGATTTCCTGCTTACGTTGCAGTTCACGAATAGTATCCTGTAACGCACGAATCCATGCGTCACCCTTCTGGGTCACTGCGAGAATACGTTTAGCATCTCGGTCGTCAAGTTCGGCTCGACCATCAGGCTCGAATCCACACTTACCATCGGAGGTTCCGGTAGTTTTGACTCTGACGCGCAGCCGCTTATTGTCGCTACGCAAATCAGAAATAATCCTATCAGTGCTCCCTTCCAGCGCGGCAAGGTCTTCTTGATACTTAGCCGATATTTCATTGATTGCTCTTTGAGTGCTCGCCGTAGCCTCAACTCTCTTAACGTACTCATCGTGTACCTCCTGTTTCCATTTAGAGTCCATTGAGTCTGACCCTAGATGCCATCCTAATCCGAATAGCATCCCAGCGAGAACCCAAGGGATTAGCTTACGTAAAAATTCTAGCATAATGCCTCCCGTTAACTTTCAGATTTCACGTAGGAGCATCTCGTGTAGACAATGACATCCATAAAGACCACTATATGTAGTGGCCTTGAGTATATCACTGTAATGTGTAAATATCGTCATCCATAAGACCGTTATCACCTACTTTCTCTTTGTACTCTTCAAGAGCACCAGCAAGGCCACCTAAGATGTGAACATCCGGCTGCAACTTACCAATCTGGAACTTGTGGCGGTCTAACAGTTTGTTGATGGCGTTATAGAGTTGAGGAGAGCGCCGCTCAGGGTCCGAAAGGTCCGCAAGCATACGCTGAGCCATCGCAGTGTCCAACATCTCTAAGAACGTAATGAGGCTCTTATCTTTTTCCATACATATCACTCCTTATTGGCTTTCTTCCAGTCAATCATCTTATCGACTACCTTGGCACCAATCTGAACCACTGTGTAGGCGATAGCAGCAATATAGAACCACTCATTAAGACTCAGCCCGAAGAAAAGCCTCGCAGCACCATCGGCAACACCAGTGCCAACAATAGGCGCAGCCTTGACTAACTCATTATTGAAATCCAAAGACAGCATGTATCCTCCTTATTAAATACCATCCTTGGTCCTAATCCAGTGTTATCCTTAAACGTTATTTTTCTCCAACTCCTGTACGCGTTCATCAAGATTCTTGACAAGAAGCATGAGTCCACCGATGATTTGGTTAGGGTCTGGGGATTGCATACCATCGGATAGCACGTCCACCGCCTCTGGCCAGATTCGAATCAAATCCTGAGTAATGAAACCAGCACGAGAGTTCTTACCGGTAACGCTTACCGTTCTGCCACGCTTATCAACATACTCAGAGTCCTTATACTTATAGGAAACCGGGATGTATGAGCGGATAATCTTAAGCATATCATCAGCGGAACGTACAACCTTTATGTTTTCTTTAAGCCTTCTGTCAGAATTGAACCAGCGGAACCCAACAGCTGTAGTATCAACAAGGCCCTCAAGGTAGTCCCCACCACGGCCTGTAAACAATTGAACCCCAGCAGGTGGCTTAGCAAAGTGACTCTTGTTCCACAGGTAGTTGTATAGGTCACCTCCAACTCTGTTCCATAGACCTCCCAGCAAGTTACCTTCGGTATTGAACTGGCAGGCGCCCATTCCTGAGAAAATGCTCGCACCAACTATATTATTCCCAGCCTCAATACGAGCACCATTAATTGCTTGTAAATCGAAGGCGCGTACTCCACCGTTACCAGTGAATGTAACGCGACCAATCTCAGCAGTGTTCTCAAAGTTTACCGTGCGGAAAACAAAACCACCACCACCTGCACCTTTGTTAGTAACAAAACACGACTCGCCATTACTGGTCTCGTTCCAACCAAGATGAAGACCTTGTCGGTTTCCAATATGGAGTGGGACCCCCTTAATAAACACCCTCCACACCTCATTAAGGGTATTAGGATTTGAATGTTGCTGTATCCCACCATTGGCTACAACTACACCATCTACCCACACATCCTTATGCGCCGAAACATCCCCTACAACATCTAATTCACCCTTAACAGCCACGCCTTTCTCAAAATGACCAGAACCGTTGGAGATTAAGCCACCACCTACGATATTTGCAGGTGTTCTAAATGTCGCCTTTAAACATGACATTGTTCCCGTCAACACTATCAATTGCCCCTGCAAGTGCATTCCAGTTACCCAACTTGTCTGCTTCCACCTTAGCGCGGTCTGCTTGCTGTTCTGCTGACTGGGCAGAGTTAGCGGAGGCTGTTGCGGAGTTCTCAGCGTTTACCTCAGATTGGTGTGCTGCGGTCGCAGAGTTCCCAGCGGATGTAGAATATTGACCAGCAGTATTCTTAAACTGCTCAGCTTCGTCTCGGAAACCTTTGGTCTCATCACGCCACTGCTTCGTATTAGCAGCGTTAGTGCCAGACTCGGTCTTAAAGCCCTCCGCTTGATTTCTGAAAGTCTCAGCCTCATTACGGAACTGTAAGGCCTCATTACGCGCCTGCCATGAGTTCTGGTTCATAGCCTTAAGTTGACCAAACGGAACAGCGTCACGGTCATCTACAGCGTTCGCTAGGTTCACAATTCGACGACCACGAGCATCCAAGTTACCATCATTATTGACACCGATAGTATCCGCAGTTAAGTCACGGGCCTCTTCCGCTACGTGCATCGTTTGAATCTGAGCGACGTTAAGGTCATACGCACGGAGGATTGAGCCATCCGTAAAGTCAACCAAGCGGTCGGTCGTGGAGGTTACTCGACGTAGCTCTATTGTAGTATATCCATCCGCTGGACCCCAAGCCTTGGTTAGTGAGATAGTAGTGCGAGTAGCAAAACGGTAGTCTGTATTAATCGTAAGGACCTTGCGGTCTACACCAATAAGAGTTACCACTACGAACTTACGGGCTAGATACTCAAACGGGATATTAAAATCACGAGTGGAGCCATCTAACTGGTAAGTCAAAACGGTTTTAATTACGTTAGCCATTTGACCTCCTTAAAGTAAATCTAAGAGACTACAGGGAGAAGATTCTTTCGCCTCTCCCTATAGTGAGTCGTATTATTTCCGACGTTCCCTCAAGTTAACACCATTCGCCTCATAAATCTTCAACACAAGCTGTTGAGTAAGAGGGTCGTTAGGTACTAACTCCTTGGTAGAGTTCATCAAGCCAGTCATGAAGTCCTGCTCAGTGGCTTTGTTGGGAGCATTCACCACGCCAGCAGATTAAGTAGGGAAGCCCCAACGTTAGCCACAAATCCAGCCGATGGCATCTGTTCAAGAATGTTGGAACCCATATTACCCATTACCTCCCACGAGGTATAAGGCTTATTAGGGTCACGCTCCCTCATGGTGTCTTTAGGCAGAATCGTAGAGCGGGCCATCTTTGAGGACTCAACCCCGAACAGGCCACCAACTAGGTCAGCCATAGCCAAAGTAGCACCCAATTGAGAACTACGAGACAACGAAGCGTGGGCAATCATGGTTGGGTCCAGTGCTCGCTCCAAGTACTCTTTACGTTTCTCCTTAGGCATTCCATATGCTTTGACGTGTGCAGCCATAGCGTAGTAGCCACCAGCGAGACCCATAGATATGATACCAGTCAGCGCAGCGTCAATCGCTCGGTTGTTCTTGTACCCATCGTAGAAGGTTCGCAGGAACTTAGAGTTAAGGGACTTGATAGTGAAAGACTTAAACTGCATGACCATCTTACCTAATGCTCCGAACGCATGGGAATCCTGTAAGGACACCTTGTGTGGACGCAGCATCGCCTCATCAGCTACCTTGTCAGCCAGTCTCCATAAGTCCATAGCACGAGGGTCCATAGAGAACGCGTGCTTATCCTTAACGGTAAACTTCCCGTCCTCACCACGTACCATATGTTCCTTGATGAGAGCCTTGATTCCAGCCATCTGCTCAGGAGTTACGGAGGCACCACGAAGGAATCCTTCTTTCTCCCAGCGGGTAGTCTTACCTGTTAGGGTAGAACTAATAACGTCCCCAAGCATACCTTGACGCGCAGCATCAAGAAGGTAGTTAGTGGTTCCATTAAGCAGCTTAGTCCATGGAGAGCGAGCAGCTAGTTCCTGTGTGGAATACTTTAAGGTTCCTACGATGTTCGCCACAACAGGCCCTGTGTCAGTTGCTTCCCTTAGACGCTGCACTATGTCAGCACGTTGAGGTCTAATCAACTGGTCCACCTCCTTCCCGAACAGAGACGCATGGAGTTCCTTAAGTTCCTTAGCGGAAACTGGTTTAGACTTGTAGAGTGTATCACGTAGAATTGGGATACCGTGACCAAGAGCACGCACGTTACCCGTGGCAATCATCCCAGCAATCTCCGTAAGGTTCTGAGCACCCATATAGGCGTTCTTGGCGAAGAACCCTAGGTCATTAATGGCACGCAGTGAGGTTTCCCACACAGTGTCCTGATTGCGTCGAGCACGACCAGTAAGAATCTTAACGGTATCCATTAGAGCATGAACCTCGCCAGTCTTCTTACCGTCACCCTCAGCTTTCGCTTTGAGAGCCAAAATCTCATCCTTAAGTTCCTTAGTGGTTTTACCGGTAGACCCCATGATGGCTATGTCACCGTTGATACGGCGGTCATACGCTGGCATGATACGGAACATACTAAAGTCCCTCAAATCGTTCACAGAGAATTGCTGACCATCTGGCATGGTGATTGCTAAGTCGGAGTCAAAGAGGTTTCGTGCTTCAAGGAATGAGTTATTCTCAATACCAACAAGACCCTCAATGTTCTCCTCAATGATGGAGCTATTAGTGAACCTGTCTGAGTGAGAGATACCGTATGCTTTATCCATAGCGTACTTATACACCATATCATGTGTGACTTCCTCTACACCGTGCATCTCTTTAAGTGCTTCGTCAATACGGGCCTTTACCGCAGGCCTCAAATCGTAGCTACACATCCATGACCGAGCGATACCTTCCTGTAAGCCCTCAGCACCATATTGTTGAATTTTGAGTGCCTTAGCGTACTTGTCGTACACATGTGGAACATATGTTCCCTTGTGTCTACTCTCCGGAAAGATACTCACAGCCTTCGTGTTACCAAAGACCGCAGGGTTCTCCATAAGTTCACGCTTGGTGTCATAATGTCGCTTAACGATGTCCATTACGATTCGCTCGTTAGGAGTTAAAGCCTTCTGTAGCTCAGGGTTCTCAATAGCCAAGGACACTCGACGCTCGATAGTGTAACGAGCTTCTTCGCGAGACATCTTAGCGCCGCCAGTGGAGAACTCAGGGTCTTTCATCGCGTCAGACATCGCCTTATACAAGTCGTTGTAAGTACGCTGGTCAGTGCCACGAAGTTTCTCGAAAATGTCCGAAGCTGTTGAACCATACTTCCCTGAGGAACCTGATTGCATTCCGGTAGGAGACCGCACTAGGTCAATAGCTACCCGTCGAATATCAGCGTCGTCTGAGCCTAAGGTCTTTAACCCTATCTCAGTGAACCCTGCTAGTTTGATTCCTCGTGCCGCTTTCTCAGGGTCAACCTCGGAGAACTCTTTGAGAGTCTTGGGGTTGATTGGGTTGCTCGCACTAAGTATGGAGCCGTCATGGAGAACCACAGCACCCTTTTCGGTCGGAAGTTCCTCATATGGAACGCCTTTGTATTCACCTTCAAACTTCATGTTCTCAGTGTTCATCCGAGAGAGGTCCGCAGAGTTGGCGTTACGCGCTGTCTCACGGGCTTCCATCCGCATCATGGGACCAATGAACTCATTGTCGAACTCAGCTTCTGGTTTACTACGTTTCAGACCAGCAGCTACAGCATCACTGATTGCAGACATACCAGCGCCAAACACAAAGCCACCTAAGGCAGCACCAGCATAATCTGCATCGCCACCAGCTACGGATGTGCGGAGACCTTCGGATGCAACGTTCAGCGCAGCACTTTCTGCACCAACCACAAGAGCCTTATTGATTAACTTAAAGCCCTTACCAGTTACACCAACCATGGGAACATAACTAAGAGGGTCCACACCAGCGCCAATAATGCCAGCACTCAGTTTAGCACCGAGGCCAGCTTCGGCAGCGAGTGAGTCATTCTCAAAGTTCTCGTTAGCCAGCTTAATGAGGTCGTCAAGATTCTCAGGAGAACCACCAGTTACCACGTTGATATACGCAGGGTTCTTAACCTCAGTTCGAATCTTCTCTAACTCTTCTGGAGTCCAGATGTGAGAGTTCCAGCGAGTCGGCGTAATGGTGTCTTTAAACACATCAAAACCATTATCGAGGCGACCAGCACGGAAAGCCATCCCAGCGACTGAGTTGGAGAGTTCAGCTTCGGCAGCATTTTTGAATCCGAAGAAGGTTGAACGACTGTTGTACTCATCAAGTGTTTCTCCGTGGGTCTCCCAAAAGTCCTTGGCGAATGGTTTCGCCGGAGCCTCCTGTTCGATACCTTTAACGTCAAAACTTGTGGACTCAGGAAGTTCCTGTGTTACTTTCTGACTATGGTCTATTCCAGCTAGTCCAACGTCAGCCGGAATGCCTTTACCCTTTGGGGTGATACCTCCAAAAGTTTCTAACTGTCCAGCCATAGGTGACTTAGCAACATCCAGAAGGTTACGCATGTAGTTCCGTCCTTCCTCAGAGATGGACGCGAAGTCTCCCTTAGAGTACGCCTCAAGTTGAGGATTACCCAAGCGTCCCTCGCCTTGGTTGTATGCAAGGGCAGCTTTGAGTTCATCGCCATCAAACTTCCCTACCAGACCTGCAAGGTGCTTGGCGGCAGCATTGATAGCCAACTCAGGGTTTAGTCGGTCATCATCTGGACCATCGGTAACTCGCAGACCAAGTGCCTTAGCGGTTGCCTTGGTGAACTGCATCATGCCTAATGGTCCAGTCTTAGATTTTGCTGTAGGTACAAAGCGTGATTCCGTCCAAGCGACTTTACGTAAAAGGTCATACGAGACCCCGTTGGCATCAGCCGCCTTTTGGAACAGACCATCATAATCACTTGGTACGTTCTTATCGTACTTATCCATTTAGGGCCTCCTTATGTAGCCTTTAGTTACTCCTTACGTCCATAGATGAACTTCGGAGTCTGTTTACGTTTCTCTCGGACTCGTTTAGCAGCAGCTTCACGGGCCTTCTTAGCGGCAACGATAGGTGCTCGCTTGTTAACATCAGTCAGAGCCTTCTCGCGAGCCTTCTCTTCGAGTTTCTTCTGGTTCTCACTCCATACCTTCGATAGTAACTCTTTATCATAACGGACGCGGACTTGACCAGTGGTGTCCATGAGGTAAATGGAGTCACCTTGAGAATACATGGTCAGTTGCTTGTTGGTTATCCAAGGGTTGCTCGCAATGATTCCCTTACGTGCTTCCTCCAGAATATCGCGACCTTGCTCCCATGATTTCGGGTCAGAGTTGACTTGCATCATGTTCTTCGGAATTACACCAACGGTATCACCACCAACATCGTCACCAGTGAACGTGTAGGTAGATTCCTTAAGGAACTTGGTCATCTGCTCCATAGCCATACTTTCGTTCCCTGAGCGATATTTAACTGAGTCATAAATCTTACGCGCAGACTCACGCAGTGACGCTGGCATACGGGCAATCTCAGGAGCCTTAGACGCGTTCAGTGCAGACTCGAATGCTTTATCATCCTCAAAGCGTTGCTCTTTGGACCGCTTAACACTCAGTCGGTCGGCATCAAGAATAACCTGAGGGTCAATACCCTGCTTGTCCATCATGTCCATCGTCAGGAATAGCTCAGCTTGGTCTGGGTATAGCGCAGCAATCAACTGAGGGTCGGCATTACGGATTCTACGTAGAGCATCCAGAGCTGGGGTTCGTTCTGGCAACTTACCGTTAATCACAGCGGCAGACCACTCTTGACCAGCGTCAGTCACCATAGTTCCGATTGCTGTACGGAATGCCCCGTCCTTAGAGTCCGCTTGAAGGTATTTCAACTTCATCATGTCCTTGGCGCTATCTGGGATGTCCATACGGTCAATCTCAGCGAGTTTCTTATTGGCGTAGTTAACCATATCGCTATGTTTGAACTCACCAGTGTTCTCATTGACTGGCATATCCTTGAAGTCCGTTGAGACCCACTCACCGTTGATTCGCTTCTGGAACTGCTTGTCGATTACGTCAAGTTTGTTCATAGACTTCATTGAGTCATCCAGAGCTTTCGCTTGAGCTTTCGTCCATGCGTTCATCTGATTCTGAACTTGCTCCTGTGCCGAGATTAACCACTCACGTTGCGGTGTCATCTGCTCATCAGGTTGAACCTTATCGAGTTCAGCCTTGATACCTTGAAGCATCTCCCACGCAGTACGAGGGTCCTCTTGGTTCAGCGCCGAGTTAATCTTCAAACGATACTGCTCGTTCAGCTTAGCGTCATTCTCAAACTGAGAACGTTGCGCTGTGACCATGAGAGCATTCCATTGTTCTTCACCCATCAACTCTCGGTAAGTCGTAGTGGTCCCGTTGAGTGTTACCTTCTTGTCACCAACTCGCATCAGGAAGTCAGCACCACCAGCACGGCTAGAAGCATCACTGAACGCTTGGCTTATAAGCTGTGTGGCTTGAGCGTCAGACGGTATCGCCCCAGTGACCAGACCGTTGTCGATGTACTTCTCAAAGAAGTCCGCAGAGTCTGGGCGGCGAAGCATGTCAGGGTCTTGAAGGACACCGTTGAGTTCCACTCGGCTGTTCATGATGGCACCCTTCTGAGCTTGCTGGCTCAAGAAGTTATCATGCGCACCATACAGCGAGATGTTACGCTCGGTGATGTCCCCGTTGAAACCACGCTGATAATCAACGTCCTCAGGGTCAATGCCGAACTGCTCAGCGTATGCCTTAGCGCCCTCTTGAAGACGACTATGGCGATATTGTTCCATCTCTTCACGAGTACGGAAGACACCCTCTTTGACCTTCTGCATAACGTCATCGTCCACAAGGTACGCAGCGTTACGACCAGTCTTGACTCGTAGTGCTTCCATAGCGTATGGGTCATCCTGATACAGAAGTGTCCCGTTGTTGAGAGCTTCTCGGCGTTGCTCAGGAGTCAGCTTACGGATAATCTCGTTAGAGCGTTCGTCAGCTAGGTCGCGTGCTCGTTGTTCCTTAGCGGTATACATATCGGCACCAGCTTTAGCGAACCGACCAATGGTGTCCAATAGGCTGGACTTTGGCTGCTCAGCCTGAGTGGTTGCTGCACGATAGCCCATACCGCCAGTGCCACCACGTAACCGAGAGAGTCCCGGTTGTGCCGCTTGAAGGGCAGATTCAATTTTACTCATAGCTCATTACCTCCCCGTCTTGGTTCCTTTAGCGGCAACAATAGGTGCCTTAGTTGTGGACTTAGAGTCGAACGCACCGGATGCGTAAGCACTCGCAGCGGAAGACCCCATGATAGCCAGTGGGTCCAGAACCATCTGTAGCTTACTCTTCTGCTTCTGTTCTCCCTTATAGATTTCGCTAATCTGACTTGCAGCACTTTGAGTGCCACCAAGTTGCTGTGCGAAGATTGCTTGGTAGTCACGGCGATAGTTCTCAGTTACCATATTGGCTTCCCGAATGAACTGTCCCTCTGTGACTCGCTTAATGCGGTCCATTGAGGAACCTTCGAGCATACTCTCTCCGATAGCCGCTCGGATAGACCCAAGAGCTTGGACCTTCTGCATGTTCTGTGAGGTCAACTCAGAGGATGCTTCCTCAAGTTTACTTCGAGCTTGCAACGATAGGTCGGCATTCTGGATGTTCGTCTGCTTCAAAAGTTCGATAGCTTGCCGACGACCAGCAGCGGTCTGAGCGGCAATCATTTTGGACTGAGTGTATTGATTACTTACAGCTTGTACACCAGACAATGCAATAGGTATTGCGGTAGGCCAGCACATAAGGTTATCCTCCTTTCGTTATTGTGAATAGTTGAAACTGACCATCTCGTGTGTACTCTTCATGGAATACCGCACCGATAGTCTTGAGGAAACGAATGTGGGACGTATTGCCTACCCATACGTAATTCCAAAGAGTATCATACTTCTCAAGCATCTTATCGCGATACTCCATGATTAACTTACGGAACTCTCGCTTAGCTTTTCCACTAAGTCGCCACACTTGGTCGCTAGTAACGAACCAGCATTGGTCCCCACAGTTGCCACCTATGGCTAGAGGGAACCCATAAAGGCTCAACGTGACACACTCGGAAGCATCAGGGAAACTCGGCTCAATACCAGCGGCCTTAGCTTCAAGAATGTCATGGTGAGCCGGAGCGAATACCTCAAAGTCTGTACTTTTAGTAGGTCTTATAATCATCATAAGAAAACCCTCCCGTAGTCGTATTGTTCTCCCTATAGTGAGTCGTATTAATTTCGAGCCACCACAGGGAGAACATTTAATTAAATACCGGAACTTCTCCGTAAGTAGTTACCTTCCCAGCCACACCCAATGATGTTCAATGGGGTAGTCTCATCTGACGAGATGTATACAGTATTGAACTTGGCGTTGCCAACTACAGGGAATCGGTATTGTCCGGTCCCTAAGTTCAATCGCCCAGCCCTCAGAGCGTTAGAGCCTAATCGAGAACCTGCCATTGTGTACTTCCAGTTAGACGATTGGTTCTCAACATAAATATCGAACGTACCAGAATCCTCGTAGTTCACCCACGCTCGGCGTAACTGCAAGCGACCAATGTCTTCCGTGGAGGTAGACCCGTCGTCGGCAGTCTGCTTGATGAGAAACTTAGAGAACTCATAGATGAAGTTAATGTTGAACCCAATGTACACCGTGCGTCCCTCTAAGTTACCGTTGAGCCTCAGCCATGGGTCGCTTTGCCACCCAGCCGTAGGTTGCTCAAAGACAGTTATCTTACCGTCAGGTTCCAGTACAGTGATTTTGCCCCTCCCGAAGTTTGCACCATAGATTGTTGGCAGGTGAATAGAGGTAGTATAGGTATCATCGTTGTATGTTCCGCTAGGAATCGTGTAGCGAATCTTCATGTCCATAAAGGCACGATAGGGTTCGCCTCGTAAGTCAATGGCGTTCTTAGTGAAAGAGATTTTAGCTAGGAACGTATTGAACTCATTACGGAGAATAACATACATATCTGAGTTGATACTCTGGCAAGCTAGAACCTGCACGTTTTCCCCAAAGTCCCAATGAGACCACGACTGTTGCCTTAGCTCTTCGTTCAGGTACAGGAATTTGTACATGAAGATTTTGCTAGGGTCCCCGTGAGATAGTACCGAACAGAAGTTTTCCGTACCACTACCGCAAATACTGAACACACCATTAGGGATGTAGTTAGGCACGTGTGCTGTAATGTCCTCAGCGTTCTTAACGGAACTTACATCCTGCACAGCGTAGTACCTGTGTATTGACGTGAAGCTGGACCTCGGACTAGCGAAGTAGACATTGCGCCCAATACCATAAGGTCTCGCTCGGTCCTGTACATCAAACTGGGTCGTTAGGTTCAACTCTACCGATTTCGACGTGAGGGTGCCGGATGCAGTCAGGACGAACTGTGCTTCGTCGGACCATATGAGTAACTCCTCCGAGAACGGAACGGCGTACTTAAGGATTGCGATTCGGTTGGTACTCACAGCTACGTCGATAGGGTCATCGTCGCTCAAGTTTGCGATTGACGCTGGGTAGAAGTTGAAGTACTTAGCGGTTCTACTCAAGATTATATTCTCTCCACTGAGGAAACCTAAACGGTTACGGAAGAAGAACACATCGTTGATTGTGGAGTCCACGAAGGAGGGCCAAGGGTTAGTATCATCGTCACCACAGGTTTTCGGGTTCCACTCAATCCACTTGAACTCAAAGTTACCATCAGCAGCACGCACAAGGGCGTGAGGCATAGTCCCGTACAGAAGTTGGTTAGTAACGTTCCAACCTAATGTCTCAACCCAGACCTTACGCTGTGCGTCATAGCGAACGTAATATTGGTCAGCAGACTTCGAGGCATCCCCAACGATTTTAACCATGTATCCATCAGGCGCGTTTGGCGGTAACTTGGCGAATGATTGGGCGTAGTGGGTTACAGGGTTAATCAACTGGTCCGCGTAACCATCCTTAGTTACCAAGGAGTTAATCTCACCAGCAGCATCTGCTATGATGTGGATAAAGCCTTGGCCCACGTTGAATGTCCATCCGGGAGTGTTAGCCCTTAGTTGTCTAGCCAGTTCCTCAGCTAACCACTGAGCGTCCGTATTGTTTACATGCGCTGGCTGTGACCCATCTGGAATCTGATAGCTTGCCTGAGTGCCTCCATTAATCTGAATCTGGAGTGTTCTACCATACTGACCGCCACGGACATTAATTAAAGCGTCTTTCTTAGGGTTAAACCCTGCAAGGTTGACCGAGTTGGTATTCTTACCTACACGGACATTCCTGTTGACGATGAAGGTGTAGTCAGCTACTGTGACCATCCTCAGGTCATTCCGAGGGTTTGCTGTCTGTATATATGCAGCGCCATCGGTTGGGTAACGAACCTGCTTCTCGTTACCAGCAAGGTCAAACACACGGATTCCTGTACCAGTGAACACAGCGTAATACTGTTCGTTCTCATCACGGTTAATCAGATGGATGTAAGGCGCTGGTCCTAAGTCGCCACTACCTCCTAGGGTCTTAAGGAAAACCAGAGGTGGACGCTTTTGGAGGCCCTCGGTCTCCGAAGACCAACCGTTAACTTGGCGTGACCCTTGGTCGGGATAACGAAGGATGTCAGGCTGTTGGCTGATACCACCCTTCAAGTTCTTGATTGATTGGCTAATGAGTGCCATTAGAGCCTCCTTATTGATTATTAGCGAGTCAGTAGACCAGAAGTGAACGCGTCACCATCCAGCATATTGTACCCACCGTAGTCCACCTCGTACTCCATACAGAGACGTCTAGCCTCATCTTCCTCTTCTTGGAGTACACCCTCTACTTCCGGTGCCCCAAAGAATCGGTTATTGAACTGACGGGAAGCCTTGGTGACAATCCAGTAACGGAAGCACTCAGGCATCTCATCGTAGTCTCGGAGACGAATAATGTTCACGGTAATACCGGACTCAAAGCGGTCTGATTGACTCGTTCGGTCATAGACGTAGCCACCTCGGTTCACGTAGATGGATTGACCGGAAGTAGCCATTAGGGACAGATAATCGTCACTGTATACAATCAGGTTGGAGTAAACATCGGGTAATAGCGTTATGCCTTCCTCAATGTTGAACGTCCAGCCACGAGACTGAATCTGTCGGTTAATCTTGTTGAGAATACGCCGAGCGTTCGCTACATCCGCGTTAGCATCACCTTCCAGAGTTGATACCGGAGGTTCACCGATAGATGCCAGAATGTCGTTAACAGCGGATAACTCAGCGGCAGTCTCAACGTTCATATCGTATGAGCGCATATAGTTCCTCCTTTAAGCAAAAAACCCCTCAAGACCCGTTTAGAGGCCCCAAGGGGTTATGCTAGTTATTGCTCAGCGGCAGCAGCTGGTTTGTTAGCAGCGCGGGTGCGTGCGGCCTTCTGTGCTGGCGTTAAGGTTTCTTCTGTTGAAGTAACACTCGCCTCTTCGGGACTAGCAGCGACCGTTGAGGCCACCCTTAGCATTACTCCCCCTTGAAAACCACTGCACCAGCAGCTTCTGGGCGCAGACCACCGTGACCCATTGCGTACTTAGCGATAATCTGGTCAGCTTGGAAGTTAGCACGGCGAGCGCGCTCCAGAGCCAAGTCGCGCAGCTTAACGGTACCTACCGCAGAGCGGTGCATGAACAGGCCGATAACGTTGTCCTTAGCTACCTTGTCATTACCACTCTTAGTGGCAGGGAAGGTGTGCTTCTGACCAGTTACGCCATCACGGGCAGTACCAGCGCCACCAGCGGTGAGGTGCGGAACTTCTACAACCTCAAAGCCCATAACGTTGCGGATAGAACCCTTCTCAGGGTCAATCAGAGCAGCGTAGTTTGCAGCGTTCGGCATCAGTGCTGCCAGAATCGCAGAGTAGCTGTCAGGGTCGCAGTAGAACACTCGGTCAGCAGCCGGAACATAGTTCTTGGTCAGAGCCGCACGAGCTTTAGTCAGAGCCGCAATAATCTCTTTACCCAGAGCAACTTGGTCGGTAAGTGCAGTCTTGGCCTGAGTGGTCTCAATTACGGTAGCAGCACCTAGGCCCTCAATGTTCTCGTTAGAGGTCCCTACCAAGTTACACAGACCGGCAATCTCAGCCAGAACCGCACCATCAGCAGCCATCGCCAGAGATTCACCCAACTGAGAGGTGTACTCAGAGCGAACGTCATAGTGGTTCATCGCGTCCTCAATATCGTAAATCAGAACGTCAGCCGTCAGGAGACCATCAATGGTGATTACCTTCTCGGTGTGTTTGATGTCTTTACGTTTATCGTCGAGGTTCTCACCCGGAGCCAGATACGCTGCCTGAGTGCGACCCAGAACAGGGAACTGAGCAGATTTACCGCTGGAGATGGAACGGACCATGTGGCGAGAAGTGGTCACGGAGGTACGAGCGAATGCAGTCAGAACTTCACCACCAAATACCTTCAAGAACAACGCCAGTTTATCGGCACCACCGCTTACGCCTTTACCTTGGTTAGTACCCAGTTGCTGTCCACCAGTCATGTTAGCCATATGTATGTCTCCTTCTTAAGAAAGTTAAACAAAGAATGATTTCTAGAGGGAAACCGTTGTGGTCTCCCTATAGTGAGTCGTATTAATTTCAGAGTCTATCAGAAGTTCGAATCGATTACTTTCTGTTCGACTTGACGACGATAGTTGGCATCTGTGCGATACCGAGGGTCGCTCATAGCTTTAATCATCTCGCTACGGTCCGCAAAGCCTTCACGCTTAGTAGCCTGAGGTTTAGCCGGAATAGCACGATTAGTCACACTACGAGTTGGCTTACGACCGAACGCCTTAGCGCGAGACTCACCAGCCAAGTTGATGATAGCCTTAACGGTCGCTAAGTCACGATTGGTCAACGCATTGTCAAGCGACTGTGCAGCCTCAGGGTTGTGCGTCTCAAGGTGATTATACAGTGCGTCAAAGCGTTCACGACCACCAGCGTACTCAATGACACTGTTTACGTACTGCTCCACCAGAGCTTCTTGACCACGGATATATGAGTCAATGAACGCCTTCGTGTAGCCAATTTCAGCCAGCTTAGCGTAGGACTCAGCGGACAACTCTTCGTTCTCCTCGTACTCACGCTGGATAGCCTCAATGGTCTCGACACTCATGCCACGCTCGGCAGCAATGTTAATCATCTCTTGGAAGCCTTCTTCGTGCTCGCCAAGTTGCTCAGAGGCAGCTACCAGTTCTTCTGGAGTCTCACCCAGTGGGGTAAACTCTTCGGAACCTTCGGTGCCCTCAAAGCCTTCTTCTCCAGTGTCCACATCGGTCGGCTCAGAGCCATCACCAATACGAACCTGAATGCGCCCCTCATCATCTTCTTGACCGAATGGGTCAGAGTTGTCATACAGGTCACGTTCTGTTTCCGCTTCGTCGGACGCTAACTCGATTGCATCATCGCCATCACGGGCAGCAACATCAAGAGCCAGCATGTTCTGCTCATGTTCCTCAACGGAACCACCAGACATCACAGCGGAGTTCACGCCAAAAGATGCATATACGTCTGCATTAGATTCAGCCATTATTATTGTCTCCTTAAAGTTGAACTATAGGAAGACCGAGGACTCCAACCTCTGGTCATCGCTCATTTCAAAGATGAGGTCTCCCTATAGTGAAGTCGTATTAAATGCCCGGCTGTAAACCTACGGAATCAGCGGCAGCAGCCATAGCCTCAGGTGAAGCTGTAGCCTGTGCAGCCATACCTTGACCAAGCGCAGCAGCACCATTATCCATACCCATTTGCATAGCCTGTTGAGCCATCTTCTGTTGCTTCTGTTCTTCGGTAAGAAGAATGCCAGAAGTGTCAATACCGATAGCGTTCGCAATGCGCAGCTTAATCATCGCAAGGTTGATGTCAGGGTCATCGCGCATAGGAGCCAGAGCAGCCCACGCAGTTACGCAACGCTCCAGCTTATCAAGGTCTTGTCCTCGACCAATTGCTTCCAAGCCTGTACTAATGGTTGGCTCTACTGCTTCCTTAGGTAACTCAGGAATCTGTTGCGTGGCTTGTAGTTGCTTCAAGAGCACTCGTACCAGAGGCAATTGTAATTCTTGAGAAAGGATAGAGTAGACACCACCTAAAGTATCTTCAAGTTCGGAGGCCACATACCGAATCTCTTCGGCGGTCACACGTTCCCCTGTACGTTGAACCGCAGAGTTCAACATAAAGGCAAACGAAAGGCGAGCCTCAATAGCGTCACTGACAGCCTTGGCTACAGTAAAGTCTGCTTGCTTCTCCAGTTGGAGGAACGAGATGTCTTCTGGACGACCAGTAACGAAGTCACCAGTCTGAGCTTTGGTCAGTCGGCGTGGCTGGGTGATACCAGCAGGATTCACTAAGCCGATAACCTTAGAGCTAATCATTGACATCTTAACGATGGCCTCTTGGAGATTCTCAAGGGACCGTAAGTCGCCCAAGTATTCCTCAATGTACGAACGACCGTAGGATTCACCATCCAGTCGAACCATTCGAATCGGGATATATGGGCAAGCCTCTTTAGGGTAAGTCCCAGCGGAGCCTTGGACTTCCATACCCTCTACCTCTTCGTATCTGAGGTATTCAACTGAGTCCTCATCCAGATAGATGTGAGTGTACACGTCGATGGTCTCATCGGCTTTCTTCTCACCACCTTGACCTTCTACAGACTTACGGATGTCCTCAGGGAGTGCACCGAAAGCTATCTGATCACGCGTCACCATTTGCAGAACGTTGCCGAATGCGTCTCGTTGGACCACATAAGAAGACAATCTGTACAGCTTCATTGGATTGTAGTTTGACCCTTCTGGTTCCGGTAGGTATAGCATAACGTTGCCAGCTACGACTAACTGCTTGAGGGCCTCAAAGAGAGTCACTCGGTAACTGTTAGACTCAATGTAGTTCATAATGATACGCTCTACCATTGAGAGACCCTCATCGACCTTAGCGAGTCCATCGGGGTCATTCAGTAACTGTTTTGCCTCGTACTCAGAGATGGTCAGCTTCATCCACGTTTGCATCGGGAAGAGCGCCAGCATGAGCTTAGAGGCCAAGTTATTGAGACCGCGAGCACCCACAGCTTGCCACGGAGTCGTGTAGTCTGTGGATGAGTTATCGGAATCCTTAGGGAAGAGGGACGGAATGGTGTACTGAGCGCAGTTTTGAGCACGAGTCTCATAAGGAGCGCGGTCGTTCTTCAATCGGTCATAAACCGACTTTGCTCCTTCCTCGGCTAGACCTTTACGCTTCTCAGCCATGTGTCACCTCCTGATTAAATGTTGATGCCGCCACCGGAGCTACGAGCCACACTCAAGGACTTCTTGCCACCAGCGCGGGCTTTCTTACGTCCGCTTTCGGTCTGTGCTTCGTCCTCAGTGGAGACCTCTTTCTCAGGTACGTCAACAATCTGTGCAGCAGGAGTTGCAGCAGCAGCCTGTGGCACTTCCACGACTTGTGCTTCACCTGCACCACCAGCCAGACCACTGGCAACCTGTTTAACCGGACGGGCCACTTCCTTAACGACTTTCTTAACGGCTTTCGTAATTGGCTTGGTGACTTTCTTCACGGCCTTCTTGATTTTCTTACCCATAACTTATACCTCCTTAAAGTATACACGCATTGTCTCGCCTTCGTGCTTACAACGAGACACCCAATCGCAATCGTGGAGTTCAGCAAGGTACTTAAAGCGTTTCGCTAGGAATCGCTGTAAGCCCTTAGAGTCTGCCTCAGGATTAATGACAACTGACGTTACGTCCAGAATGTCTCCTTTGTGGTGAATATCACAGCTTACGCACCACGCGAAGTACGCCACATGTTTTCCGGTAGAGTCCAGAACGTACTCTTCACGGCAACCAGACATGTCCATTACTTCGTCTACGTAGAGGCTGTAGCCCACAAAGTGTCCTTCGAATCCCTTAGGCAACCCAAGGTGTTCCACAGTCCACCGGATTGCACGGAAGCGACTCTTGGCCTCCACACATGTGAACTCAGACATCACTTCTTGCCTCCAAATGCGGACTTACGGATTGAAGATTTCATACGAGCGGAACCAGTATCGCTGGCTTTATACTTCGCTACGGAATCATCACGTTCGACCTTGAGGTCTTTGCGTCCAGACACTTCGGTGCCTTCGGTATCCGTCTCATCAGAAGACCCGCCGAACTCCACGCTTGACACTTCTTGGGTCAGAGGCGCTGGCTCGATGGCTCGAATCTGATTGGTATCCATCTTCGGAACTTTAACTTTCGGTGAGAAACACATAAGGTCAATCCTCCCCATCATCTCGTAGTTGTTCCTTGCGTAACTCAATCTCGTCAATGACGTTAGAGGCATACTGTAGGCCCTGAATGAAACCCAAGATGTGGGCTTCACTACAGCCATTAGCACGCATAAGTCCTATATGACCAGACGCTTCGAGGTACGCATAGTTGAATCGAACCTGTAGATACTCAGCGGTTGCACGAGGCACGTCTGGAATATCGTTAGGGTTCTTAAGTAATTGGTTAATAGGTGTTAACATGATAAAGATTCCTCTTAGAGTTAAATCTTAAAGTAATAATCATAAAGGCCCCTATCTCCCTATAGTGAGTCGTATTAATTTAGGGACCTTGAGTTTATCACTTAGTGTCTTGTAACGACTTGATTATTCTGGCTAAGTCCCAAAGGCCCCACGCAATGAGGCACATTCCGATAGCACTAATACCAATGCCAATATACGCTACGGTCTCCACAGGTAAATCTCCTTGTCAATAAAGTTGTACTCGTTGAACCGTAGGATACGAGCCATCTGGCCCTGCTTGATAACATCCTCTTCGGTCATACCAGCCTTAGCGCCAATGGACTTAATGCAGTCCCAAAGCGTCTCATGAGGCTCAGGGGCACGCTTAACCCACTTAGTGACCTCTTGACCTTTGTTCTTACCAGACTTAAGCACAGACGTTTTAGGCTCGGTTATGAACGGGTTATTAAGGAAGTCCTCAGCAGTATCACCCCATCCTGCAATCCCAGAGTAACCATCGGTGATGTCACCTTTGATGGTCTGGAAGAGGTGCCACCAGTCAGCGGACTCTTCGGTCTGAGTCAGGATGTTACCAGTGGTACACCACAGGAAGTCACAGTTAGGGATGGTCTTAAAGTCCTTATCGCACGAGATGATTACCGCCTTACGAGCACCGAATGCAGACGGATTGGAAGCAATAACCCCCATAACGTCATCACCTTCAAGCATCGGCTCACGGATGCAATAGAACTCTTCGCGCTCAAAGAGAGCGTCAAGGAACTCAAAGTAACCTACTGGTTTCTTCGTGGCCTTACGGTTAGCCTTGTAGTTCGGGTCCACCAGTTCTTTGCGCCAGTTGACACTATCTGTGAACGCAAGGACAATCGGAGCACCTACCCAAGCCTTCTTGCGGGTCTCGTAGGACTTGATGGAATCCTCAAGAATCTGACGTGCCTTAGCGTGGTCACAGCAGCGGTGCCAAATCTCTTCCTCCCATGAGGCATCAAACTCAGCAGCACTCATCGCTTGGAATACCAGCCAGTCACCGTCCATAACAAGGATGCCTTTGTCGTTGCAGCCTTCACGTAACTCGTAGAATTGTTTCAGGTCAAGAAGTGCCATTAAGTTTCTCCTCTAGCTCAGCCACGTATTCGTCAGCTTCCATTAGTTGATTCTTAAGGCTATCGTTCTCACGTTCCAGAGAGTCGATGTAGCCCTGCATATCGTTCCACACATCGCGCGGAATAGTCACAAGGTCACGAGACATTATACACAGCCTCCCATTCGTTTCAGAAAGCGAGTACCAGAAGCAGTAATTTCCCAAGCGCCACCGTTACGTCCACTTGTGGTCAGACACGAGATGTGACCACGTGAAGCGGCCTCCGCTACGAGGCTCGCATTGTTCCGTACATAGTTGGACTGGAAAGTCTTAGGGCAACTTTTGATTGCTTGCAGCACTTTCAGATAGTCAGACATCAGAACACCTCCCGTACAGTTGCAGGAGAGAGTTTGAACAGTGATTTATCGCTAGTATCTTCGAACATCTCCTTGACAGCCTTACGGATACCTTGGCGCACAGCAAATGCAGCAGCACCGTCTGGACCACGTGTCAGGGCCTGAACTAGCATCTCTCGGTCCACAGGAGCAATTTCCTCACCAGCACCAGCACGATGGGCTAAGTCCAGAATCTTTTCTCGCATCAGTTCTTCTGTCTCGCTGTCCAGCTTAAGGGTAACATCAAAGGACACTTTAAATTTCTTAGTGATAGCCATAATAATTTCTCCTATAGTTTAACGCCTTTGTTGCGCTTACCTACGCACATAGAGGTCTTGCCTTTAACTTCCTCCCATGTGTACAGGAGGACTTCATCTTCCACCACAGCAGCCAGTAGGTCAAAGTCGCCATCCTTGTAGGACGCTCTACCACAACCGCCTAGTCTGACTTGATGTGCCGTACTGCCACCAACAGTTAACGATGTCGCAGTCTTAACCTGCACCTTACTAAATTTACCATCCTTACATACAACTAAGTCCTCTTTACTTTGAGTAAGCATAGGGTAATACACAGTGTACCCAGCCTTGGTAAACTTGTAGGCAACAAGTAGTTCCGACGCAGCACCAGTGACGTGTTTCGAATCCACTTGTATACCTCCTTTAATGGCAAATCGCCCAATTAGGACCCATCTTACCTTCGGTATCCAGAAGACACCGGAAGTTCCAGTGGTCTCCAACCCAGCGCATTGCTTCCTGTGCGGTCTCAATGACAACCTGAGCAATCTCTTCGGTACGGCAACCTACTTGGATTTCATCGTGTACCCACGCCATGTACGCAAAGTCCCCATCCCAACCGTGCTTCAAGCCTTTCTCTACGAGCATCTCTTCGGTCTTGATAATCCACAGTTTGCAGATGAGAGCGCCAGCAGATTGCAGTAGGGTATTCAAGGCAGCGTGAGGACTACGAACGTGTACCTTACGACCATCCAGACCTTTAATCCAGCGGCGTTTCCACTTGACTTGCTGCTCACCAGCTACCCACTGAGAGGACTCGACAAGTGTCTGTTGGATAGACTCGCGTAGTGCTGCAATCGCAGGGGTGTTCTCAAGGAATTTCTTCTTTAGTTCCTTACCGCGCTCTTTACCAGCACCAACAATCTGCCCAATCTTCTCATCACCAGCACCATAAAGGAACCCATAGATGAACGTCTTAGCGTTATCGCGGGTAGGCAATTCGGCAGCCATCTGGTTCTTAGTGTGGATGTCCCCATTAAGAATCTCGTGAGCGTACTCACCGTTATCAAAGCGAGCCATAAAGTGGGCCAAGCAGCGCAACTCAAGGCCGCTTGCGTCGATACCTGCCTGAACCCAAGGCTTACCAGTTATCCCATCCAAATGGTGCTCAGCGCCAAAAGCAGCGCGACACTGCTCTCCATAAGGAGAACGTACACCCGGAATTTGCGCAAGGTTGGGGAACGCATGGGTCGCACGACCCGTAACTGCTCCATTAGGATTAACAGAACCATGAATCTTACCGTCCTCAGCAACGTAACGAAGCCACGCCTTGTCTCCCTCAGCAGACTGTCCGATTCTCTTCTGAATCATCAGGTACTCTTTAATGAGGTCGATTGCAGCTTGCTTCTCAGGGTCATCTACACGCACTCCTTCGAGTACCTCATCGTCCACCACAGGAGCACCCTTATCGGTGTACTTCGTGGGGACCCATCCAGCCTCTTGGAGTTTCTTCTGAATGTGGTCACGGGACGAAGGGTTAAACACTACGTGCTCAACTGGGGTGTAAGGAGCACCTGCAACGTACTCGCGGGTATCCAGTTCGCAAGGCTCACGGCCCTCTCGCTGTGCCTTGTTCTTAGGCTTCTTAAAGATACCACCAACTTTAGGTATCTTAATGCGAGGGTATTTAGGTAGTGGCTTACCTGTTCGCGGATGGCAGAACATTTCGGTGCCACCTTTAGGTTGATACCATGAGCCGAACGTTTCGGTCAGCTTACGGAGCAACTCAGAGCGGCGAGCAGCCAACTCTACGTACAACTCTTCGATTGCTTTCGTGTCAAACGGGAACCCATTGCGCTCTTGCTTAGCGAGCAGCCATGCAGCACGATGTTCAACGTCAACGGCCTCAAGGGATTCTGACCAGAACGTAGTGTATCCTACGTCCGTAAAGTCAATCTCAGGAGGGAAGTAATGTTTGTCAGAGAGTAGCTTCTCAAGGAGAGCTTTAGTGACCACAACGTCCTGAACGTTATAGTCCATCATCTCTTCGTTGAAGTTCCACCATTCCATTCCGTCAACGTATTCTTCACCCTGCTCTTCAAGCATACGCTTAAAGTCATCCTTGTATTCACCTTTCATTTCTCCTAAGCGATAGCCCCAAGCCTCCAAAGCGTGAGACCCAAAGCGTTTCCCCGGCAACTTACCGGAACGCAGAAGACCCATATCGGTGTCTTTTAGGTTGGAGTGAATCAAACGTGACAACACAAGGGTGTCGATGCAGTTCTCACGGGGAAGATGGAACTCTCGGTTCAATTGTAGCTTTGCCAGTTTGGTCAATGCAGGAACGTCATACTTGTGACCGTTGTGGAACACAATAAGACCGCCTCGTGCAACCTCGGCTTCCAGCGCATCCAGATACGCACCGAAGTCACCCGGACGGTAGCTTACGTACTCAGCGGTGGAGTAGTCGTAGATAACCCCGCAGTGGAACTTAGTGACGCTCTCTAAGAGGGCGTTAGCTTCGATGTCAGAAACGATCATATTGATTTCTCCTATTGATTATCGTGACTTAACAATCTCTTCATACGAGACAACAGTCAAGAAGCCTGTGTGAATCATGTTGGTCTTATCGGCTACGATTGCACCACGTGGAGTGACACCAGTGATGTATGACACTTGAGCATATTTGCCACTCACAGAGCGGACGTATCCATAGCCACCAACAACTCCCATGTCAACCTTAACCCAATCACCAGCCTTGATGTGGGTCATAGTGTCCTTATCGAACACCTTGTGGCTCAGCTTGTAATCTTCTGGTTTCTTCCAGCCAGTCTGTCTTGTCCAAGTCCAACCTAAGTTCTTCAAGATATGAACAGCGGAGCGAGTCTTAGCTTCATGGCACTTAACGTCCTCCAGTTCAGCTTCCAACTTAGCGATTTCTGCTTGGATAACTTTAGGGTCACGCATGATAATATCTCCTATAGTGAGTCGAATAGTATTCATGAAGGCCACCACTTGGGCGACCTTGAGTATACCACTCTTTAGCTATCAATCTTGTCGAGGATAGCCATAGCTTCGTTGACGCGACCAGCTTCATGGATTGCTGTCACGGCAGCTTTGGTAAGCGCATTGACCAGACGCAGTGCTTGCTCATCTGTCAACGTCATACGCTGAGTGTGATTCTTAGAGGACTTGGAGTCCTTCCAGCGGTAAACCATAGTCGCCTTACCGTTGCGAACGTTGATGTGAACACGACGGTTCCACTGGTCAGCGGTATCGGATAGACGGATAGTTTCAGCTACGTTTGACATAATGGGTTTCTCCTGTTTGATTACTCAAAGAATTTGGAAAGCTGTTGAGCTTGGTTTGCTACACGGGCAGCTTCTGTAACTTTAGTGGATGCACTGTCAGCCAGTTCGTTGGAACGAATCGCCAGAGCGCGTGACTGTGTGGCCTCTTTACGAGCCTCGTCGTTCAGTCGTTTAGCTTCCACGTTGTACATACGAACCAGCAGTTGGCCTAATTTCTTAATCAGTTTGAACATGGTGTGTCTCCTTTAGTGAGTCGTATTGAAATCATCAAGAATCCTGTCAGAAGTCAGTGTCGTTGGACCAGTCTGTTGACTCCGAGTGTGACTCTTCTTCCCCTGAGTAACTTGAGGGTTCAAGCCATCCGGTTTCCTTGTTGTATTCCATGTAGCCAGCGATACCAGTATCACCAGTAAAGCGGCACTTGAGAATACGAACGAGGACAAGGTTAGGCATATCACCTTGCTGATTACGCTCAAGGGCAATAATAGTATCAGATAGTTGGCGTAGTGCGCCAGAACCACGTAGGTCAGTAATAGAAACAGGGCGACCTTCCTCATGTGCTTTACCTTTGTCTGGGTTCTTAAGGTGACAGATTACGACCAGCACCACCCCAGTTGACTTAGCGAACCCTTTGAGCTTTGTCATCAGGTTGTCAATCATCTTACGCTCATCTGATTCACCAGAAGCGGACACGACGATTGAGATGTGGTCTAGAATGATTACGTCACATCCCAAGCCTGAGCGCATGTAGGCCAGCTTAGCAAGAAGCCTATCCGTCTCAGCCTCAGCGAATGAATCATATAGATGGAACGTATCGTTGCCGAACAGTTCATCGAACCATTGGTCGAACTTACCGTTCTCAATAATCTCTCTCTTTAGTGAGTCGGATTGTCTCAGTCGGACACGATTGTGTAGACCTATAAGGTCCTCAGCGGTCTCCTCAACGGACTCCTCAAGCATCGCCAAGCCTACCTTCTTGCCCATCGCTGTGCCCCATTGGAGAGCTTGTTGACGGACGAACGTTGACTTACCCATACCGGAACCGGAAGTGACCATAATGACTTCGCCACCACGGGCACCAAGTGTCTTATCGTTGATACCTGTGCAGCCACTGAAAAGTAAACCTACTGATTCCTCGGACGATAGGTGTTCACGGATTCGTTCACGTAACGAAAGAGCCGATACCACACCATCGGGAATCCACGGTCCAGCGTTCCAGACTTGCTCCATGATTTCACGGTCGTGACCATTAAGGTGACACTCGTTGGCATCCTTACACGGAAGAACTGCCACTCGTACCTTACCAGCAGGTAGAACCTGTGCGGCCTCTTCGACTGCCTTGCGTCCTGCTTCGTCCATATCGAACATCAAGATAATCTGTTCAAACTGGTCAAGATACTCAAAATTAGCCGCGCATGTTTTCTTTGCAGCGGAAGCGCCATGTCCCAAGGATACTACAGGATATTTACAATCTTGTAGCTCCATGACTGTCAACATGTCTATCTCACCCTCAGTTACGACTATCTTCTTTCCACCACTCCAAAGATGCTTACCAAATAAGGCATCGCTCTTGTGGCTACCAGTGGTCTTAAAGTTCTTGTCCTTATCACGAATCTTTTGACTAACAATGGTTCCGTTTTGGTCCCTGTAGTCAGCCACTTGGTACATCACACCGTCAACCTTACCTATCCAATATCCAGCTTTTTGACAAGTCTCTTTTGAGATGCCACGGGCAGTTAACGCGGAGAACCTACCGTTAGCTTCGCTAAAGTTCCAAACACCTTTAGTCATAGGTGTACCTCCAGTTCTTTTGTAGGAACGCTCAGGTTCCTGTCCGTCTCCCTTGATGTAATGTCCACAAGAGAAGCAGTGAAAGTGGTTATCTGAGTATCTAGCGCCTGCATCGGACGACCCACAATTATCGCATGGCTCATGATATAGAAAGACGCTCTCAGAATCTAGCATATTGTCCATGAAGTTCCTCCCGAAGTTTCTTTGATGCAGATATGGCATCTTCTAGATTGTCAAAGGAGCCTCCCCAATGTACTACCCTATTCTTTGTACACGCTACGTTGTACTTACCAGTCTTCTTATTGAGCGTCACTCCCTTCACCTTGGTTGTACTTGTTTGTGGGGCATGGCGATTACATAAGTTGTCGGACACTGAGCACACTCTTAGATTCTCTATTCGATTGTCCCACCTCAACATATTTATGTGGTCAACTATCTCCGTTGCGACTAACATTCTACCCAAATGAATCGACATTATGATTCTGTGTGCCAAATACAGTCCACTGTTAACCCGCACTTCCCAATAACCATCTTTACGCTGACTACCGGCAGGTTTACCAGCAAGGTTATATTTCTAAGTGTCAGCCCAGCGCAGACCAGAAGGACTCTCTGAGTCAATCACTAGGTCTTTGAATAATTCACTCATAGCTTCCTCCTTGTGTTGAAAGGGAAACCGTTGTGGTCTCCCTTTAGTGAGTTCAATTAAATTAGTTACGGGTCAATACGTATACCATTGCCAGTAAGAAAGCAAGATGATAAATCAAATCGTATAAACCCATTTCGTGAATAATCATGTTTTACCCTCGGTCAGAAGTTACAAGTTCGTTCTTCTCCCACCAACGCTTAAGGTCGAATGATGGGCAAGCCTTAGGTGCCACATCGTGGTGAGCTTTCAGTACAGCGCCTTCGTACTTAGCCAGCAGTGTGACAAGCAGTGAGCGTAGGGATTGCATTTGGGCTGGCGTAAAGTTAGCGTCGAACTTACCTTTATCGTCAATACCACCCACAAGGCAGACACCGATGGAGTTGTGGTTGTAACCCTTAGCGTGAGAGCCTACAGCCATCTCATCTCGGCCTTCCTCCACAGTACCATCGCGCTTGATGATAAAGTGATACCCCACATCGAGCCAACCTTGCTCTTTGTGCCACTGGCGAATCTCACGGACACCTACATTCTGACTTGGCTTGGTAGCCGAGCAGTGAACAAAGATTGCGTCAGTAGATTCACGCGGTTTAAACTGTACACGAGCCATTATTTCTTTCCTCCCTTCGATTGTTTTAGCCTGTCAAATGGCACCTCCTTTTTGGGTTCTTTGAGCCATTCTACAGGAATTAATTTGTCAGCAAACAGAATACCATGCTTCTCACACCACTCACCGTAACTGGTCGGGGACCCTTTGTACAGCTTGGTGCGTGAGCTTGAGAACACCAGACGGATGTCCAGTTCAGGAAACTGTTCGCGAATCAATAAGTGTTTCTTTCGGTCGTCACTCTCCCATAAACCTTTGGTTTCAATAAAGATTCCGTTAGGCAGCAGGAAGTCTGGAGTATACATATGGTTGCTCGCAGGGACAACGTAAGGGATTTTCCACAGTTCATAGTCGAACTTAATGCCCTTACCCTCTAGCTGCTTAGAGACCTTATCTTCTAGGCCGGAACGGAATGTCCCGACCTTTCGGATACCACGCGCAGCATATGCGCCAGCCACTTAGAAGTCTCCGTCTTCGTCTACTTCATCTGACTCTTCGTCGTCTTCGTCCCAGCTTTCTTCGTCGCGTGGTTTGCTCGCTTTGGCAGAACCAGAGGCAACATAGCCGTTCTCTTCAACTTCGTCAGCCCAATCGTCTTCACCACCACCAAAGGTAGCCAGTTCGACCAGCATCACGGATTCCAGTTGCAGCTTAACGCTCGCACCTACAGCGGTGTTCCACTTGTATGGAACCAGAGAGTATTTGACTTTCAACTTAGAGCCACCACCGATAATCGGAACGTCTTCCATCTTCTTACCTTTGGAGTCAACCACAACCAGATTGATGTGCTTGGTCTCTTTGGTCTTCTTGTCTTGGAAAGACGCGTAGCATTTGAACTTAAAGGTAGTCGTGCCGTCACCGTTATCGAAGAACGGCATGTCGCCTTCATATGGTTTCAGCGGTTTCTTACCACGAGCTACAGCAGGCGGGTTCGCTTCGTATTCCTCAACGGCAGCAGCATAAGCCTCTTCGTGACACTTCACGATTTCATCGACCATACGTTGACAACGCGGGTCTTTGTTGGGAATGGTCAGGTCAACTTTGTATACACCACGAGGGTTCCCAAAGCCACGCTCTTCGTTACCGTAGTCCGGCTTGCCGATGTAAGCGTAAGGTTCAGCAGTACCCAGCGCAGAGGTGAAAATCTTCTTAGCCATAATGTTAATCTCCTTTAGGTTTCGTTTAGTTTCTTAAAGGGAGTCTTCCCCAATAGTGAGTCGTATTACTTCGGGGCCACACAAGGACGCACACGAGTAACCTCAAAGCCAGCCGGAACGTACTGCCATTCGGCTAACTCCACAGCTTCGTCTAGGGTCTCAGCGTAGATTGGAACCTCAAAGGAATGCTCAGAGGACTCTACGGTAGCCCAAAACTTCTTATTGTCCACACTAAGTGAACCAGTATTTAAAGTTGACATATCAATAACCTCGCGATAGCCATTGGTTGTAAAGTTCCATGTAGTGACTGGCTGATTCCTCGTCACCACGTTCTATACATTCAGTCCACATCTTGTGGCACCAGTCGGAAGGTTTAAGCGTCATAGCACTTATCCTTATGTTTCTCGTACAGTTCACCATAGAAGCCAGCTTTCGCCATGTCCTTCTCTAAGTAAGCCAGTTCGGACTTCTTACCAGCACGTAGGCGGTACTTAAGGATGTTCCCTAAGCAATACCCTTTGAACTGCTCACGAGTCATTGAACGGGCAATCACCTCGATAGCCTCAATGTCGTCAAACAGCATGTAATGTGAAGGCTTAGTGACACCTTCGATTGATTCAGAGGAAGGCTGGTCATCCGTAGGAGTTACCTCAAGTTTATTCAGATGAGGTTTACGTGGGTCCATCGCTCGGATTTCACCTAAGGTAATGTGCTCATCGTTTGTTACAGGACACTCGCCACAAGGTACTCCAGCGCAGAACAGGCCACAGCCAGATGTGTCTCCGCTACGACCTTCGTTATTGTCTATCAACTTAATGATAATCTCTTGTTCACGTTCGGTCATATTGTTAACTCCTTTATTACAGGTGTGCGGGTAACGGTCGTCTTTCTCTAAGCACGCTATGCATCCCATCAGAACACCTCCTTGATTCGTTTGAGTAACAGACGGACGAACGGGAAGCGGGTCACTGCCACACTAAGAACCGGACGTTTCTTGTCTATTGCTTTCTCAAAGTCACCACGGGTGATAATGATGTGTACGCTCGGTGCCAGAGGAACTGTGTTACCAATAAGAGGTAACTTAGCTCGGCGCTCGCTCGCACATACGATTGAACGGTCAGCACGGCGAACCGTGAAATTCTCAAGACTTTTGTTGTAATGAAGTCGAAACATATAGTGTCTCCTTTAGTGAGTCGTATTAAGCGTGACCATCTGGCATATCATCATCGCCACAGCAGAGCGCAAGGCATCCTATGATTACGATGAGTAATGGCATTAAGTACATCATGATGTGTACCTCCTTTAGTGAGTCGTATTAACAGTTAACTATACTCCACACGCATATACACGCTGAGATGAGTAAGCACCCGCCGATAAACACAAACGCTACCGGAGGATGAACAACCAGAAGATATGTGAGTATGAGGATGACGGCCCAAGCCGCAAGGAACTTACCAACCTTCTTAAACATAAAGTGTCTCCTTATAAATGCAGAAAGGCCCACCAGAAGGTGAGCCAGTGTGATTACATTTTCTCTTGAGGGTTGTCCTCGGTGCCACGGAACATTACGAACGATGGGTGACGCAGAGAGCCATCAGGTGTTTCCTCCATGTAGCTGATTTGACACGACCAGCCATCGTAAGGGTTAATCGTACAGGCATCGTTGTCGCCAATACCATATGGGCTAAAGAATCCCCATTGACTCAGGGTGGCCTCTTTTACTGTCTCGGTGATCTCATCCATTAAGGCGCGAGAGATGTTTGTGGCGTTAACTACACGACCACTCTCAAGAAGCACCTCAAATCCGATTACTTTACCTTCATTGGCTAAACCTTCTGTTCCCCACACAAGACCCTGAATGATACCGTCAGCTTCGTTCTCAGGTTTCATTTTCCACCAGCCGGACTTCTTACCGCGCTTGTAGATGCACATAGGGTCTTTCACAATGAGACCCTCATGCCCTTCCGCTCGCTTCTTCTCGTACAGTTGCTGTAGTTCTACCATGTCGTAAACCTCGTAAGACTCAGCCGCTTGCCATTCTATTTCAGGGAAGTATTCCTGTAGCAGAGGCAGCATGTTCTTAACGTGTTCCTGCATGAGCAACGTCATGACATCGCAGTCTTCTCCAGACTCCACGATGTGCAGCGGGAGGATAGCGTACAACCGGACACTCAGACGTTTGGTGTCCAATGCGAACTCAACCTTGGACCCCTTGAGTGGTGGCACACCGCCAACGTCGAACTCAAAGTTCTTCTTGTTGAGCCATTTGGTACGCAGTAGGCCAGACCCGGTGTTAAAGTCTACGCCTTTGACCATGAGTTCCCCATCAAGCATAAAGCCATCTTTGTAGAAGCAACGGTCATCGTTAAGCAGACTCTTCCAGCGAACATCAAATCCGTTTAGGTGCTCCAGTGCCGGAATCGTTTTAGATACACGAGATAGCCAGCAACTGTTAGCGGTATTGTCTACGCAGATGTTCCCACGTACACCATCATATTTACAATCGACAATTAGGTATCCAGCATTGTCTAACGCCTTCTTCACGGCGGATTCAACAAAGGACACGGCTTTAAACGGGCTGGTCTTAATGTTCATACAAATCTCCTATTCTTTCCAGATTTAATCTTTTGGATAGTTGATGGATTCACTCCCCACTCCCTAGCTATTACGTAGGAAGATCGGGTATCATTCCTGATTCCCTCTATGTGATCGTTTGGTATTACGGTCTTACTGTGCCTACCTTTTCTGGTCATGTCAATGAGGTTATCAGATTGTGTTCCTAAAGTTAGGTGCCTTGGGTTTACACACCATCTGTTATCGCAGGAGTGCATAACCACGTATCCTTCTGGTATTTCTCCATTGAACAGTGTGTAAGCTGCTCTGTGTGCATACTGTGTTTTACCGTTTAATCGTAACTGACCGTACCCGTTAGGCTGGATTCGACCAGTCCAACGAATACATTCTCCGCATGGTTCAGTCTTTGCGTTGAATCGTTCTATGTCGTTCATTGGTTCTCCCTATACTGAGTCGTATTACTTCCAGTGCTTCAAATCACTATGCACCTTGCGTAACCACTCGGTCTGTGCGTTGCAGCGTACATCCTCATCACCCTGTTCGAACCTCTTGGATGTCAACTCTACGCCATTCCGCAAGACCACTCGAAGAGTCTCACCAGCTACCCATCGGCGCTGTGCGTAGTCTTCACGTCGATAAGTCTCAGTGACCACATCTACAGCATGGTCTTCTCTGAGGCGCTCGATAGCATCTTTGTATGCCGCCAGATTGCCACTATACAGACGTCCCATCTTATTTACCCTCCCAGCAGCGTTTATGCGCACGGGTGCGTAATGGTTTATTAAACTTACGACCTTTGGTTGCCTCGAAGTCATGAGCGTTACGGTTAGAACGTTTGGTCATCTTTTCGAAGTTACGCATACTTAAAGTCCTCTCTTAGTATTCTTTAATTTAATCTCTAATTAACACTTAATGGTCTTAAAGTTAAACCTTAAGGTTCTCCTATAGTGAGTCGTATTAACCGGAAGAAGGTCAATCATAAAGGCCACTCTTGCGAATGACCTTGAGTTTGTCCCTCTATAGTGAGTCGTATTAATTTGACGTTACGCGAACGCGAAGTCTGACTTAAGGATGTCCTGTAGGTTCAAGTTACCTTTAGCCGGAAGTGCTGGCATTTTATCCAATTGAGACTCGTGTAACTGGTCAGCGAACTGCTCATAGAAGTCAGCCAGTACATCACAAGACTCATAGGTGTCAACCATAGTTTCGCGTACAGCTTTGAACAGGTTGGCAGCGTCAGCCGGAATGGTCCCGAAGGAGTCGTGAATCAGTGCAAACGATTCGATTCCGTACTTCTCGTGTGCCCACACTACAGTCTTACGCAGGTGGCTACCATCTTGGCTATGCACAAAGTTAGGAGCTATACCGGACTCCTGTTTGTGAGCGTCAATCTCACTATCCTTGTTTGTGTTAATGGTGGGCTGTAGACGGAACTGACCGAGGAAAATCAGGTTCAAGCGAGTCTGGATAGGCTTCTTGTATTCCTGCCACACAGGGAAGCCATCAGGAGTAACCCAATGTACAGCGCAACGCTTGCGAAGAATCTCCCCAGTCTTCTTATCTTTGACCTCAGCAGCAAGCAGCTTAGCAGCAGACTTAAGCCAGTTCATTGCTTCAACCGCAGCCACCACCGTGACGCTCACAGCTTCCCAAATCAGTTTAGCCATGTACCCAGCAGCCTGATTCGGTTGAGTGAACATAAGACCCTTACCGGAATCAATAGCTGGCTGAATGGTATCTTCCAGCACTTGTTGGCGGAAGCCGAACTCTTTGGACCCGTAAGCCAGCGTCATGACTGAACGCTTAGTCACGCTGCGAGTAACACCGTAAGCCAGCCATTGACCAGCCAGCGCCTTAGTGCCCAGCTTGACTTTCTCAGAGATTTCCCCAGTGTTCTCATCGGTCACGGTGACTACTTCGTTATCGGTCCCGTTGATTACGTCTTCTTGTAGAATCACGTTGACTTTCTTAGCGACAATCCCGTAGATATCCTGAACGGTAGGACTAGGCAGTAGGTTAACAGCCATACCGCCTACCTCATCGAGAAGCATCGCGGAGAAGTGCTGGATACCAGAGCAAGACCCATCGAACGCCAGAGGCAGCGAGCAGTTGTAGCTAAGGCCGTGGTGCTGAACCCCAGCGTACTCAAAGCAGAACGCTAAGAAGCAGAACGGAGAATCTTGCTCAGCCCACCAAGTGTTCTCCAGTGGAGACTTAGCGCAAGCCATGATGTTCTCGTGGTTGTCCTCAATGAACTTGATGCGCTCAGGGAACGGAACCTTATCGACACCAGCGCAGTTTGCACCGTGGATTTTCAACCAGTAGTAACCCTCTTTACCGATTGGTTTACCTTTAGCCAGCGTCAGCAGACCCTTGGTCATGTCGTTACCTTGCGGGTTGAACATTGACACAGCGTAAACACGACCGCGCCAGTCCATGTTGTAAGGGAACCAGATGGCCTTATGGTTAGCGAACTTGTTGGCTTGCTCAAGCATGAACTCAAGGCTGATACGGCGAGACTTGCGTGCCTTGTCTTTGCGGTATACAGCAGCGGCAGCACGTTTCCAAGCGGTGAGCGCCTCAGGATTCGTGTCGATGTCTTCCGGTTTCATCGGGAGTTCTTCACGTTCAATCGCGGGGATGTCCTCTACAGGGCAGTGCTTCCACTTGGTGATTACGTTGGCGACCGCTAGGACTTTCTTGTTGATTTTCCATGCGGTGTTTTGCGCAATGTTAATCGCCTTGTACACCTCAGGCATGTAAACGTCTTCGTAGCGCATCAGTGCTTTCTTGCTGTGAGTGCGCACCAGTGCCAGAGGACGGCGACCGTTGGCCCAATAGCCACCTCCAGTAATACCAGTCCAAGGCTTAGGAGGAACCACGCAAGGTTGGAACATCGGAGAGATGCCAGCCAGTGCACCCGCACGGGTTGCGATAGCCTCAGCGTATTCCGGCGTGAGTTCGATAGTCTCAGAGTCATGCCCCACTACGCCAGCGTTTTGGCGGTGTAAGCTAACCATTCCGGTTGACTCAATGAGCATCTCAATGCAGCGAACACCTACGTGAATGGAGTCTTCCTTGTGCCATGAAGACCACGCCTCGCCGCCCATTAGACCCTTAGAGAGCATGTCAGCCTCGACAACCTGCATGAATGCTTTCTTGTAGACGTGACCTACGCGCTTGTTTAGTTGCTCCTCAACGTTTTTCTTGAAGTGCTTGGCCTCAAGGTCACGGATGCGACCGAATCGCGCCTCATCCTCAATTGCTCGACCGATTGCGCTTGCTACAGCCTGAACTGTTGTGTTATCCGCGCTAGTCAGACAAGCCAGAGTGGTCTTAATGGTGATGTACGCTACAGCTTCCGGCTTGATTTCTTGCAGGAACTGGAAGGCTGTCGGGCGCTTGCCACGCTTAGCTTTCACCTCCTCAAACCAGTCGTTGATGCGTGCAATCATCTTAGGGAGCAGGGTAGTAATGAGAGGCTTAGCGGCAGCGTTATCCGCAACCTCACCAGCTTTCAATTGACGCTCAAACATCTTGCGGAAGCGTGCTTCACCCATTTCGTAAGACTCATGCTCAAGGGCCAACTGTTCGCGAGCTAAACGCTCACCGTAATGGTCAGCCAGAGTGTTGAACGGGATAGCAGCCAGTTCGATGTCAGAGAAGTCGTTCTTAGCGATGTTAATCGTGTTCATTTAGTGCCTCTTATGGTTAGTAAATCGTATCTATTCAGGCCACCCTCAGTCGGATGACCTGTAAGATAAGACTATCAGCCCATTAACATTGCGTCAAGTTTCTTGTCAATGTTAAGCGGAAGACCGTTAGCGATAGCCATTCGGTCAGCTTGGAACCAGTGCGCCGCAATTCGTTCCTCAAGCGCCTTAAAGTCCCCAGCGAGCATGTTAACCCAGCGTATAGCGTTATTGGTCCTTCCCAGTACATCTACAGCTACCTCATGGTTACGTCGTTCTTGGCGCTCAGCCATACGCCACGCAGCAACCATTCGCTTGTGCTTCTCTTGGTGCGCCTTGCGTGCCTTACGGTTGCGACGCTTGAGTTTACGGCGAACTGGACGCTCCTCATGTCTACGCTTGCGGTCAACTGCACGGTCGATTGCCTTCTGGCGTGCGACCTCCTCGACTTCCTTAATGAGTTCATCAGGGTCAATACTGAATGCGCCACCGTCTTTCTTCTGCGAGAACGATACAGGGTCGGTAATGAATGGCGTACCGTCATCACTGAACATAATGTTCCCGCTGTGCATGTCGAACGAAGCGATGCCCTCAAAGAACTTGCGGATTAGCTTGCAAGTCTCGACGAACTCTCCATCCCACCCAGTTAACATATCGTGCGCATCTGATTTACAGTCAATGATGTCACTTGCAATCTCAGCGTATTTATAGTGCTCATCGTTGTTGAAACGTTCGCAATCATTCAGTGCATCGAGAACAACCGTATAGCACCCAGCGTGACGCTGCACATCGTAGACGTTAGGGATACCTGCACGGCCCTGATACATGCGGCAGAATGCGGTATACGCAGCGCCTGAGTCCTCTTTCTTAAAGCCCACCTTAATCACTCTGTTAGGTAGCAGCGGGTGACTATAAGCAGCCGAGAAGTGACCATTACCGAGCATCTTAAAACCTGCGTCAGCCGTGAGGCACTTCAAGGTAGTCCACCAATCTTGATGCTCAAGTGCCTGATTCAGTTCGGTTATCTCGCCATCGCATGTCTCGCTGTTGACCATCTCAACCAGTAAGTCGATGAGCATACCCTGACGTTTGTCGAGTTCACAGATTGGCAGTGCTTTGATTGCGTCGATAGCGTTCATGATGTTGGTAATGTTCACTTGCATATTCTCCAAAAGTTAGATGTTGTTAATCTTGCGGTTGATTCGTAGTTCACGCTTAAGGCGTTCGATTCGCTGTTTCATTGCGAACCCATTAGGTGTGCATACAGTTGCCCCGTTGGGCGTGTGGATTGGCATAACGTAGTGTTTCAGCATTTGCGTAGTGCTCCCGTGACGATACAAGCCACCAAGTAAGCGCCTACAGCTACACCCAAAGCCTTCCCAAAGGATGCACCTACAGCTAGACCTAGAGCGGTGAGTAGACCGATAGTAAGCATATACATTACTCCCATTCAAGTAAAGTGATAATCATAAAGGCCACTCGCTAGGAGCGACCTTGAGCCTATCACTCAGCAGACTCCAAGGCTATTGCCTTGTTGTTTTCGTACAGTTCCTTAAGGTGTGCCATTGCGAGCGACCAGTTGAAGCCGCAGCGCACCATATCACTATAGAACAGTACAGTTTGAGCGGTCAGACCGTATTGCGTGCTATTAGCCATCACTCTTCGTCCTCTTCGTAGTCTTCATCTTCCTCGACTTCCTCAAGGTACTCGTTCAGCAAGTCCTCAGCGTCTTCCCAGAGGTCAATCGTGAGTTGCTCATAGATGCGAGCTTGTAGAATGCGAATTACGTCCTTGGTGTCCGGCATCAGACCAGAGTCTTCGAACTCAAGGTCAATACCCTCGCTTGCCATTACGCTGAAAATGTCCGCGTAGTAGTGCGGAACGGCGCTATCGGCAGCCATGTGAACAGCATCATACAGGTCATCAGTGTCACGGATGTCATCATAACGGATGTTTTCTTTCAGCATTTCGTAAGCGTGGTCGAAAACGTTGTTGTAAGTCATGTTAGACATAGCCATCTTGTATTACCTCGTGCAGTTGTTAGTGAATATCATAAAGGGCACCTTGCGATACCCTTGAGTTATCCGCTAGTCATGCACTCAAGAGCTATTTACCAGATTGTTAAAGAACTTTAAGCTACAGTTTCATCGAGCCGAGGCTGTTTCAGTGTTAGCCGTCACTTGCGTTGTATGTCCGACAAGCTCTTTATTATCGTGGTCGCTTGTGCTTTCGGCATCTATCCACTATGTCGCGTTTTTACACCTACGACACTCGGTGTCTTTATGTGGTACATCGTACCGTGTTTACTTCATGTTGTCAACCGTTTTGTTTCACCCTATGTGCCGTGGTGCGCTTAAGTCACCTAGAAGACACCGTGTCAGTGGTTGACGTTGTGTATCTTACTGCATGTTACTTCGTGTTGTCAATGCCTGTTTTTCGTATGACTTATCAGGCTGTCTACTTATCCGGTTGACCCCGGTATCTCAGGGAGTGGCTTTAAGGCCGTTGTCCCGTTGACGAGATGAATAGTAACCTTAAGGACTCTTTAAGTCAATACTCTTTTTAATAAATCTTTAAATTAATCTTTTAAGGCATCTTTAAGTAGTCTCCCTATAGTGAGTTGTATTAAAGACGATGGATGAAGATTATCTCTTTATAGGTGACAACAAGGCGTCTTTAGGAATAGGCTTTTGT